GATCTTAATTTTAAAAATAAAAATTCTAAATCGTATGACGTATACTTTGTATTATCAATATCAGGTGTTAACACACAAGAGTCAAGAATACTCATCACTGCATTGTAAATATCTTTTTCTTCACCACTCTCAAGCGCCATATAGAGAACTTTCTCTTCTTTGACAAGGAATGGTCGAAACTTAATTGGTTCCTTTGTTGATGGAATCACTGTTTCAAATTCAGGTGTAACTAGCTTTGGTAAAGCCATAGTATAATCTCCATATTATATTAAAATAAATTTCCTATTTTTGGTAGCCCAGTAAAGTTCACTCCAGATTTTTTTCCAAATGATGATAGTATCTTTTGCGGATTAAGTTTTGTTCTCGCTTGATTCTTAATACCAGCGATACTAAATGGTAGATTTAATCCACCAGCAATCTGTAGCCCATCTTTACCAATGCGTAACTGTGTTCCAAGTTTTGATTGGTCTCTTTCTTCAAAATATCTAAACGACATGGTTATATCCATCCTTTGAACTTCAACTGAATTCCAATCCATATTCAACGAAGGAACTACACTTGGATAAGCATCGACCAAATCAACTGCATATGTTTTAAATCCTTGCTGATCCAACTGATAAATCGTGATACCTTTTTTGCAAACGTAATCATCATAATATCCAGTATTGAATTGACTCTTTCTTTGGTCTGCATCTAAATTGTTATTGCGATGAAGACCACCAATTAAATCTTGCCAGCGCAAAAAGAACTCTCGCTCACGAAGATCGGGACTACAAATGATTCCCATATTGATGTCAACATAGTTTGTTTCAATACCAATCTTATATGGAACGCCGTAGTCTCTGTATACCACGTTTTCTACATTTCTTTGAGGTAATGTTACATTGCTGATACGAAACATCAATGAGCTTGATAATCCAAAAGAACCACCAACCTTTGAAAGAATATCACCGCCAATCTCAACTTCAAAGTCGCTTTGTCGTGCAAAGCCAACACTGTGCATTTCGGCAGTAAATGCGTCAATATTAAATGCCATTTTATCTTCCTTATACCATTGCTCTTGAGTCACGCCAAACTTTTGACTTGGAACTCTTTTTGAAACGCTCTAGTGGTAAGAACAATGCTGTATCCCAGTCTGTAGAACTAATCTCTAAAAAACGACCACGCACATGTTGATTTAAATACATTTTAAATGTCGGCTTGTAATACTTGCTGACGCCTTTCAATATATTATAGCTGAGTTTCAATTTAGTTGAATCATCGTATTTGCTATTTGTCGTCAAATCATATAAAGCATCCATCAGTTTCGCACGAAGTGGTAGTGGTAAATAATGCAAATTGATGCCATGAAAACCACCAGGAACATTCTGCACCTTAAAGATTAACGGAAACGTATCGTAATATGGTAGCGTCTTCTTATGTTTTGGATCATAACCAAACAAATACATTTTTCCAATAGTGGCTCGATTCTTCAGTTGTGTACGATCCTCTTTCATTAATGACTCAGGTGTTACTCTTGTTTTCTTTGCTTCTTTTCGAAACCATTCACGAGCAGCATTAGTTCGAGCGGGAATCTGACCAGCACGAACACCTTTTGTTAAAATAGAATCAAATGTATATGCAACCAAAGTAAATCTCCTTTTACTTATTTATAATAGATTCACTTGATTCCAAGTTCATTCTCTGTAAGTATTATAAACTTGTATTTACGATCTTTACACCACTCTAATGCTGCATCCCATTTATATCGATTGACCGCATATGTCTTGACTTCGTTAATATACTTACGAGTCATTCTCTTTTGAATACGTGGTTCTTTTGTTTGTGCTGATGGTTTAATCTCAACAATCCACTCTTCAATACCTTTGTTTGTTTTTATTTTAAGATATACATCTGGGAAGTAACGATGCATCTTACCATCGATTGGGCTTCGATATGGTATAACATGCTCTTCGCTTGACCATTGAAGAACGATATCCGTATAGTCACACCACTTGAAATACTTTAATTCCCATGATGATCTATATTGAATATTCGTCGGGTCTCCTCTATACTTATGAGGATTATGTGGTATATATTTGCCTTTAAGCGTTTTCATTATAAATATACAAAACAGTTTCTATTTAAGGATATTTATAGATGGCAGATACATGGCCAACAACAGTAGATCCAAAAGCTCAAAAAGATGAATTTTACAAATCTCTTTCTGAGACAAATCAAAAACAACTCAAGTTTCCAAACAATCTGGATGAGATTGATCATTGGGTATGCTTTCATGCAAATAATCCAAAACTTTTTAAGGCTGAAGAGTTTGAAAAGAAAAACGATTTGACAAGAATCTTTCTTCCAATGCCAGGTAGCATAGGAACCACATACGACCAAAAGTATAATACTGAAGGTATTGGAGAACAGGGAAGATTGGGAGCAGGAGCTTCTGATATTTTATCTTCTGGTAGTATCAAATCTATTGTTGAGAGGATAGGTTCTATTACAAAAAAAGATATTGGAGATTCAACAGCGAGATTGTCATTTGATGCCGGTGCGGCGGCAGCTGCAGAAGCTGGTCTTGGTGATGCGTTCAAAGGTGCTGTTGCTGCTCAAGGTATTTCTAAAAATCCATATATGGCTGTTATGTATGATAGCCCCACTATGCGTTCTCATCAATTTAGCTGGAAGTTTATTGCTCGGAATAGAGATGAAAGTAAAATACTAACTGATATCGTTTCTGCATTTAAGTTTCATGGTGCGCCAGGAATAAATGGTAAGAATTCTCATTTCCTTGATTACCCAGAACAGTTTGATATTGATTTTAATCATGGCAAACATCTTTATAATATCGGTCCTTCTGTATTGACTTCATTCAATGTACAATATCATGCTGAAGGTAGACCACTTTACTATGACATTTCTGCAACAGAGAAAGCACCTGTATCTGTAAATATTAATGCTACTTTCCAAGAAGTCGCTATTGTTACAAAAGAAACAATTTCAGGACAAGGGAGGTAATAATGACATTCTTTTTTAAAAATCATCCATCAATTTCATATGATGTTCAAAAGAATGGTATCTCTCGTACTGCTCAGAATCCTCTTGTGCGATTTAAACTTCAAGAACTATTAAAAAGTAGGTCAGCTTTATACTACACACATGATATTGAAGAAGGGCAAACCGCAGAGTTTATTGCAGATAAGTATTATGGTGACTCAACACTCGATTGGATAATCTATATTGTCAATGATATTATTGACCCCCAATATGATTTACCAATGGACTATCAACAGTTCATTGCGTATGTTAAATCAAAGTATGGGTCGACAGAATCCGCATTAAACACAACACATCATTACGAGCATATTATTCAAACACAGTCTGTGTTATTTGATGGTACTATTGTTCCAGAAAAAGTAATTGTTGTTGACGAAACAACATATAATACTCTTACTGCTACAGAAAGACGGGAAGTATCAAACTATACATATGAAGAAAGATTAAATGAATCCAAACGGACAATTAAAGTTCTTCATATTGACTTTTTAACACAGTTTCTTGACGAAGCAGAAAGAATCTTTGAATAATGCCTTTAGCATATAAACCCACAGACCTTGAATTACGTTCCTGTTTTCTCTACAATTATGCTGGAGAAAAACTCGACATTCGTAATATCATGTTAGAGTTCAATATCTATCATAGCATTTTTTCTAATGCTACAAAAATAGATGTTGCTATTCTCGATGGTAATGGTCTTGTAGAAATATTTCCAATTGTTGGTGAAGAAACACTTGAAATAGAATTTAAGACTCCTACGTTTGAAAAAACATTAAATTACTTTTTCCGCATTTATAATGTTAGTGATAAAGATAAATTTGAAACAAGATCAGACAAATACATCTTACACGGAACAAGTCAAGAGGTTGTAAGTAATCTTCGCAAGTCTGTGAATAAATCATATGTTGATATGCCTATCTCTACAATTGTCAAAGGAATCTATAACAGTTTCTTGAAACCAACTGAAGAAGAATACACTAAAATTAAGAAAAACAAAACTCTTTCTATACAAGAAACTAACGATAACTTTTCAGTTGTTTTTACTGGTGAGAAACCAATTACAGCAATTAAATATCTATCTCAAGAAGCACAAACAAGAAATGATCAAGAGGGTCAAGGATCTAACTTCTATTTTTTTGAAAAGTCGGATGGATATTATTTTGAAACCATTGATGGCATGTTATTAAAAGACCCTTCGTATGATTTTTACTTCACATTGGCATCAAACGAAGACCATGCAACTCAAGGCGAAAAGATTGATGACGATAAGAAGATTACAAATTACAGTTTTGTGGATCAAGTTAACACGTTAAAAAATCTTGCTCGTGGTCTTTATGCACACAACATTGAAACTATTGACCCAATTACTAAGAGATTTACCACTGATAATTTTTCATATAAAAATGATTCAAAAAAGATAACTCACATTGAACACGATAAGAAAAAGATAGACGACACATTTTTATATTCTGAAGATTCATTGCTTTCTAAAGATAGTGGCACTTCTGTCAATTACTACATGATTTCAAATATTGGCGAAGACTATAACAAACAACCATATCTATCTAAAGCAATTACCAATGACCCACAAATTAGAAACCCAAGAAAACTTCATAAGTTTTTAAAATATAATGTAGCAGCAAAAGCACAATTATCTAATATTGTTTTAAGCATAACAATACCAGGAAATACCAAACTTGAGATTGGCGATGTTGTTAATTTGCATATTCCACAATCTTCAGAGTTACCAGAATTATCAAAGAAACTTAATTTATTATACGATAAGAAATTTTTAGTTGTTTCTATTCGACATACATTTAATAAAAAGAATAATAAATTCTATACTATTTTTGAATGTAGAAAAGACACATATGCAAAGAAAGCGGAGAAGGTAGAATAATGAAGAATCTTGGTGAACAGTTTATCTGGTGGTATGGAGTTGTAGAGGATCGTGCTGACCCTCTTGAACTTGGTCGTGTGCGTGTCCGCTGCTATGGTTGGCATACAGACAATCTTGATGATCTTCCAACAAAAGATTTACCATGGGCACAACCAGTTCAAGATATCACATCTGCTGCAATTAGCGGTATTGGTAAGAGTGCGACTGGTATTGTAGAAGGTACATGGGTTGTTGGTTTCTTTGCTGATGGTGAAGAAGCACAAAGACCGATTGTTATGGGAACACTTGCTGGTATTCCAACAGACATTGGTACCGATGGATTCAGTGACCCAAAAGGTAACTATCCAAAACTTGATAGTTTGTATCAACCAGATACGCCAAGACTTGCAAGAAACTCAAAGGTTGCTGAGTCTGATGCAACATTGATTGCAAAAAGAAACAACAAACTGAATGATGTTCCAACAGCAACAGCTCCACCAATCAAATCGATGCGAGATAACTATGGACCAACAAACGAAAAAACAGGATTTCTAAACGGCGCTGTTGGTCCAACAAAATCTAAAAACGCTGATTATGCTACTGAGCGTCCAAAATGGAGTGAACCGAACGCAAGATATGGTGGCGAAGTTAAAGACAAGTATGCAAATCAAAAAGGGTCTTCTTATCCTTATAACCACGTTTATCGTTCTGAATCTGGGCATGTATTTGAAGTTGACGATACTCCAGGTGTAGGTAGACTTCATCGTTATCACAATGCTGGTACATTTGAAGAGATTCAACCTGATGGTACTCGTGTAACAAAAGTAGTAGGTAAGAACTACGAAATCGTAATCAGTGATGAAAACATTTATATTCAAGGGCAACAATCGATTACTGTTAAGGGTAATGCAAAGTTATACGTTCAAGGCGATCACTACACAGAAGTAAGCGGCAACCAGTATATTACAGTTCGTGGTGACCGTGTTACAAAGATTCAAGGCAACGATTTGAAAGAAGTTCTTACAGACGAGAACACACAAATCAATGGTAAGAAAGCAGAGCGAGTAACTGGAGACCGTCGTTCTATTATTGATGGTCAATACATAGAAACTGTCGGCAAGAGTAAAAAAACTACGATTAAACATACCGAAGCAAAAACAGTTCAAGTCAATAGTAAACTTACAGTCTCTGGCAATACACAAATTATTTCAATTAAAAACATTGACTTTGCTTCGGCTGGTAATATGAGTATTGCAAATGGTGGCACATTTAAACATACATCAACTGGCGCTGCTAACGAAGAGTTCCAGTCAACATCTTCAATGACATTTACTGGTGCTGCTACAAGAAAATACAATGCGAAGTCTTCTATTGATTATAATGATGACGCTCATATTCGATTTGATGGTGACAAGTACGAACACATCGGCGCTGACACATACAACTTTACTGTTGGTGGTAAGGTCGATCACACGAATACAGTTGCTCCAGCAAGAACTGGTGTAGTTGATACTACAGATTCAACAGTGGATGATCTATAATGGCTAAATTAGAACTTTGTGGTGTAAGTTTAGATTTACAAGCATTAGACGATGCACAAAAAGCAATTGAAGATGCTCTTGCAGAACTCACATCAGGAGCAGGTGGTATTGCTGATGCAATTGGCGACCTCCAAAATCAACTTGGTGATGCTCTTGATGATGCTCTTGCTGACTTAGAAAATCTAATTCCAGAAATTAAAATAGAGTTCCCTAATCTTCAAAAAGAGATTAATGAGTTACTCGAATTGCTTGCCGACCCATTTAAAGCATTGGAAATACAAGCGCAGATTGATAAGATTCGAGAATTGTTTGGCGACTCTGATTTTGATGTAGACGGTATTCTATCTGATATTACAAATGGTTTGAGTGATATTGCTGGTGGATTATCTGAGTTTACTGGCGACATCACAAAAGCATTAGGCGATCTTGCAGGTACATTATCAAGTTTTGATCCATGTAAGTTAGTTCCAAATATGGATGCAGAACCACAGTATGACGAGTTTGGGGATGTTATTGGTTATGAATATAAAACAAAAGCATATGTTCCAGACGCTCCAATAACAGATGCTGTTTCTCTTCTTCCTGACGAAGAAGCATTTGGTGATGATGAAGTTATATTAGATGATGTTGATGTTGTTTCAAAAGCAAAACCAACAGTAAAAACATTCAGTGATGCCGTGACATCTGTGTTATCGGGTTTAGCTACACCAGTAGTTGATTTAATCCCTACTCCTGCAAAGATAGAATCATTGACGTTGCCAGAAGTAATGGGTGGAGGTGAAATTAAGTTTAGAGATGTTGGTTCACAACTTGCACCTGCTCCAGAAGAACTTAAAAATAAATTGGAGATTCCAAAATCAAAACTCATTGCAAATGCATATGCAGATGCACTCGCTGATGAAAGAAATGGTGGATTAAATTTTGGAGAGTTGCAACAAATAGATGGATTGAAATCAACACTTCCTATACAGTATAAAGTCGAAAAGGCAAGAGAAGCTGCTGGAATTGCCTCAAATGTAAAAGCTGTTGTAACCGAAAAGTTTAGCAAAGTCGCATTTGATGGAATTACTGGAACTGCTGCTCAAACTGCTCAGGCTGCTTTCTCAGCAGCAAATATTAATAATATTGGTCTTGATGATTTGTCTCCCAATATCGCTACAAAAGTTGCAAAGTCATTAGGCATACCATATATACCAAAGTTCCCATCGATTAACGCTGGCAAAACAATTGAATCTGTTACTAATATCACGGCTAGTCTCAATGTACCAAGTAATGCGACTCCTCTCGCTGGTGGCGAAGCAGATGATTTTGAGATGGAAGATGCACCAGACGGTATTGATGATGAGAATGTTGCAGCAACTCAAGTTACTCCAATTGAATATTCTATTCAATCTACCATGTCAAGTGCATTTGGTGCGTTACAAAAAGTGTTTACACCAGAAGGCAATAGAAGTCAAGAAGAACTTGAAATTAGTTATGCTAAAACTGTTGCCAAGAAAAAGAAGGTAAAGCAGAGACAGTATGACGAATTAATCAAAAAACTTACACCACTAGAACAAGCTCAGGTAATTAATGGGAGAGAAACTGCTCTTGGTGGTACAACTGTGCTGCCCGAAGGTTTTGTTCGTAGCGGCACAGGTGTTACGGGTGGTGATTTTGCAAACGTTGTCCCTTCTGGATTTAGTGGTTCTGCTTCTGATTTACCAGGATCTTTCTCAAGAACAACTACTACAACTACAGCGTTACCATCAGAAAGTACTGGGGATATTGAAAAAGATGCAGAAATCTTTAGACAAGGTATCGCTGGTATCTTTGGTTCTGCAAGTAAAGAAGCGAATGCAGCAAAAGAATCATTACCGGGAATCATTTCAAGACTTAAAATCGACATGACGGCTGCTGCTACCGAAATGAAAACTGATTTAGATAATCTTGACAAACTTGAACCAGTTGAGTTTGAAGAAGATTCTGATGGTAGAATTATTATTAAAAGTGATATCTCAAAGAGTGATTGTCCAAAACCATCTATTCCAGCAGACAAACCAATTGAAACTGTAACTATTGCGGGTGAACAAGTTGTAGTCGAGTCAGAACCTAATGTCAACTCGTATAATTCTTATGAAGAATGGCAAGCAGATATTAAAAAATCAAGAGAAGCCTCTGGTGGTAGTATTACAAAACTACTTGGTTTTTGATTATAAATAATAAAAACAAAGAGAAGATAGATGCCTGAACTTAAAGAACCAGTATTCAAAGATATTCCTCTGAGTTTCACTGCTCATCCAGTCACTGGTAATGTGAAAGCATTAACAAACCGTGATGCAGTAAAGCAGAGCGTAAAGAATATTGTTTTGACTAACTTTTATGAACGACCATATAGTCCAAATCTTGGTGGTAATATTCTTTCTCAGTTATTTGAAAATATGGATTCTATTACACAATATGAGATTTCAACGAATATTCGTCAGGCATTAGATAACTACGAACCAAGAGCAATTATTGATGATATTGTAACAGATTTTTTTGAAGATCAAAATGCAATTAACGTAACAATTACATTCCGTGTGAGAAATAATTCTGAACCAATCTCGGTAAATGTTCTTTTAGACAGGGTGCGATAGATGGCAGCTAATTCAGCAATCAATGTAACAAGTCTCAACTTCGACAATATTAAGGAGTCGATGAAGACTTATATTGCTTCGAAGCCAGAGTTTACCGACTATAACTTTGAAGGCTCAACAATCAGTATGTTGCTTGATCTTCTTGCATACAACACATATCAAAATGCGTTTTATACAAGCATGGTCGGTAACGAGATGTTTCTTGACTCTGCTTTACTAAGAGATAGTGTTGTATCACGAGCAAAGATGTTAAATTACGTTCCTCGCTCTGCTCGTGGCGCAAGCACAACACTTACTGTTGAAATCACACCAACTGGTGCTCCTGATTCAGTCACAGTTGCAAAAGATTCTGAGTTCTCTGCAACAATTGATGGTGAAGCGTATAAGTTTGTTACTCCACAAGCATATTCTTTTTCTTCAACTGATAACTATTCTGGTACAATTACAATCACAGAAGGTCGTCCAGTTACTCATCGGTTCACAGTAAATACTAACTCACCTGTTCGTTACATTCTTCCAAACGAAAATGTTGATACAACATCAATTACTGTTGACGTTCAGACTTCATCTTCCGATGCAAGTTCAGTTCGATATAATCTTGCAAGTGATATTACTGAAGTTCAAGCGAATAGTGCAGTGTACTTCTTACAGGAAGTTGAAGATAGTCAATATGAAATCACATTCGGTGATGATGTGATTGGTCAAGCGCCTGTCGATGGCAATATTGTTATTGCAAACTATCGAATCTGTAATGGTACGGATGGTAATGGTATTAGTTCTTTCACAAGCCCATCAACACTTGGTGGTTCTTCTACATTTACAACTTTAGTCGATGCTGCTACATCTGGTGGTGCAAATAACGAAACGATTGAATCGATTAAGTTCAATGCACCAAAGAACTATGAAACACAGAACCGTGCTGTTCTTGCCGAGGATTATAAACGTCTTATTCTTCGTGACAACGGCGATGTTCAATCAATCAGCGTTTGGGGTGGTGAAGAAAACAATCCTCCAATTTATGGTAAGGTATACATTTCTATCAAACCAACGATTGGTAATACAATTTCTTCTCAGAGAAAAACAGAAATCACAACTGAACTCAAAAAATATAATGTGCTTTCAATTGACCCTGAGTTTGTTGATGCTACATTCTTATACATTCGTCCAACTGTTGAAGTTCGATACGATTCAAAAACAACTACATTGACTGGACCACAGGTTCAAACAAAAGTATTGAATGCTATTACAAACTTTGAGAGCACAAAACTTGGCACGTTTGATAATAAGACATTCCGTTATTCTCAGTTTGTAAAGGCAATCGATGCCGCTGATTCTTCAATTGTAAGTAACCTAACTACAATTCAAATTGAAAAGAGATTTGTGCCAAGTCTTACAAACTCTACAACATATAACGTATCATTTAGCAACGCTCTTCATAACCCACATGCGGGTCATCGATATGCGATTAGTTCAAGTGCCTTTACATATCGAGGTAATACATCATATTTTGATGATGATGGTAATGGTAATCTTCGTATTTACTATATTACTGGTTCAAATACAAGAGTGTATACAAATGAAACTGCTGGTGTAGTAAACTATAGAACTGGTCTTGTGACCATCAACTCTTTCTTACCGAGCGCATTTGTTGGATCATCTCTCAGTATTTTTGCTGACTCTGCTGATGATGATGTCAACGCTATCCGAAATCAAATTCTTCTTATTGCTGGAGCGAATGTAACACTGATTGATGATGCTACTACATTAGTTGCTGCTACAACAGTTACAGCAACGACAAGCGGTGTTACAACAGAAATTCCAGGATCCAATCCACCTGCATTGGTATACTAAATGTCTACAGATAAGAAAATATCAACGCTTGTTGAGCAACAGTTTCCTCAATTTGCTCGTGACGATGGTCCTAACTTCGTTGCGTTTGTGAAGGCTTATTACGAGTGGACCGAGCAAGCAAACAACGTCATTGAGGTTTCTAAGAATCTTCGAGAATATCAAGACATTGATACTACGTATGACAAATATCTTGAGTATTTTCATCGTGAAGTATTAGGTTCAATACCACGTGCTACACTTACAGACCGAAAGAAACTTGCAAAGCATATTAAAGATATGTATCGTGCTCGTGGGTCTGAACTCTCTTATCGTCTTTTATTCCGTCTGCTTTATAACGAAGAGATTGAATTTTATTATCCAGGCGAAGATATTCTTCGTGCTTCAGATGGTCGTTGGGTTAAAGAAAATACAATTCGCCTTGGTGTACCGAGAGTTGGATTAGTTACACAGTTTGCAAATGAAAATATTACTGGACTAACATCTGGTGCTACTGCAAAGGTAGATAGAATTGTCGGTGGTATTTCTGGCGGTGCTATTGTTGATGAACTCTATCTTCTTGACATTGTAGGTACATTCCAAGATAACGAAAGAGTTGCTCTTGTAAGCAACAACGATGTCTACGCTACTATCTTTGCTGGTGCTGGTCCACTACAATCGATTCAAATCACACAGGGTGGTGCGTTTCACCAGAAAGATGATATCGTTACCTTAACAAGTGCATCTGGTACTGGTGCAATTGGTGGTGTAACAGCAACAAACGATACAAGTTCTGTTCAATGGTCGCTTGATGATGGTGGTTCTGGATATACAGCCAACGCAACGATTACAATTACTGACAATGGTGGTTTTGGAACATCGTTTGCTATTACAGGAATTTCAAATACAGAAGTTATTGCATTAAACACAGATACAATCGAGCCATTTCAAAATGTTGTTTTAAATACAGGACCAACGTTTGTTTCTGCTGGTGCAAATACTTCTTCGGTATCCGCAAATCTTGCAAGTGCAAACTCATCTTCTGTTTTATCATCTGTATTATCTTTTGCTAATAATACTGTGGGAACGATTAGTTCGATTACAACTACTAACTATGGTTATGGCTATGCAACATTACCAACAGCATCTGTAATTCAACAAAATATTTTTAATGCTTATATCCCAGATGGAAGTGGTGGTATTAAAGGTGCCAATGCAAGAATTAGTGCTGACCATGCTCCAGGCGCAATCACATCAGTTAATGTGTCTACTTTTGGTACAAACTACAGTAAGTTTGATGAAGTTACCGTTGCTAATTCAACACGCTCTGGTACACAAGACGCTAAAGGGAATCCTGTAACTTCTGGTGTTATCAATTATCCAGGAAAATATACTGACACTAAAGGTTGGTTGAGTTGGAACAATAGATTACAAGATAACTTCTACTATCAAGAATATTCATATGAAATTCGTTCAGACCAGTTCACTAACACATATCGTAAACTTGTCAACGAAATTGTTCATCCTGCTGGTACAAAGATGTTTGGTCGTATCAGATTATTCTCTGATGTTGAACCTCCTGTTGTAACAATTGATACAGATGATACAAGAACACTTAAAGTTATTTCTGAAATTGAAATTGATATTCCAACAGCAGTGTCAGATTCTGTGGATTCATATATTGATACCGCAGCAAATACAACACCAACAATTGAACGTCTATCACTTGTTGAACCTACACTTGGTGACATTGAAACAAATGTATTTACATTCTCTCCAGGTACAGGTGATCTGTTTATATACAATGACCCAACAATCAACACATATGCGTCAGAAGCAATTCTAACTTATGCTAATGTAGCGGTATCCGTTATTGGAACACCTCAACTGATTATTGGTAATAATACAGTATTCCAAGTTGAAATACCTGATAGTAACACTGTTATTAGAATTATAGATAATTATGGTTCTACTGCGAATGGATTGTATTATACAGGCAATACATTCTCAAATACTGCTGTATCTATTACGATTCCATACTCTGGAAATACTCTATCAAATGGTTCTTTTTACATTGGAACCCCAGTTTAAGATTATAAATAAATAAAATAAATTATTCAGTCATAAGGATTGAGAAAAAATGCCAGGCATTGTAACACGTAATTTCCGAATTCATAATGCAGAACAGTTTCAAGAAGCGTTTGGTGAATCTGCTGCTACGAACATGTATCTTTATATCGCAAGAGTATCCGCTTGGGATGATGATAATGATCCACCAACTCCATCTGATTCCGTTCAAGAGATTGACTATAACAGTTGGAAGAAAATGCTTGCAGCTAAAAAAGTGCAAACATCTGATGTAACGTTTGCTGTTCCTCGTTATGATTGGACTTCAGGTAAAATCTATCGTGAATACGATAATACTTCAGCTACATTACATGACACACCAGCAAGCGCAAATGGTCTTTATGTAATCAGTAGTTCTTATAACGTATACAAATGTCTTTTTAATAACAAAGGTGGAACTTCAACAGTAGAGCCAACTGGCACTTCTACATCAACTCTCGTTACTGCTGATGGTTATCATTGGAAGTATATGTACACTGTTGATGCTGCAAACGCATTGAAGTTCTTATCGACAAACTGGCAACCAGTTAAAACACTTACTGCTGATGATGGTTCAGGTCAATGGGACGTTCAAGCGGCTGCTGCTAACGGCGCAATTAATATCATTGATGTAAATGCTGTTGGTGATAATTATCTCACAAACACAGGCACTCTTGCTGCTGTTGCAAACAGTACAACAATGACACTTGACGCTGGTGCTTCTGGTACTGATGATATCTACACAGGTTCATCTTTGTATATTGCTTCTGGTCTTGGTTCTGGTCAAGTTAGTAATATCACTAACTATGTTGGTAGCACAAAAGTACTTACGCTTGGTAGTGCTCTTTCAATTACTCCAAATACTTCTTCAACATATTCAGTTGGTCCTACTGTCACGATTACTGGTGATGGTACTGGTGCTACTGCATATGCAAACGTTGTTTCGGGTGGTGCAAACGGTAACACAGTCAACTATATCAATATGGTTTCAGTTGGTGCTGGTTATTCAGAAGCAACGGTTGCAATTACTGCAAACACTTCTCATGGCTCTGGTGCTACTGCAACTGCATATGTTGCACCTCCAGGAGGTCATGGTTCTGATCCAGTTCAAGAACTTGCTGGTCATAATGTCATTGTCAATGTTCAACTTGATGGTGATGAATCCGGTACGTTTATGACAACAAACGACTTCCGCACGATTGGTCTTATTCGTGACCCACTTCTTGCTAATGGTTCAATTGCAACTGGCACATCATTTGACCAAACAACTCAAATCACTGTTTCAAGCGTAACAAGTTCAGGTGCTTATACTCTTGACGAAACGATTACTGGTGGTACTTCTGGTGCAACTGGTAAACTTGTCAGTTTTGCAAATACAAATGCATCAAACACGGCTGGTGTTGTTCGAGTAATTGATACAGATGGAACATTCTCTGCTTCAGAAACAATCACAGGCGGTACATCGAGTGTAACTGCTACGGTTGGCAGTGCTGCTCTTGGTAGTCTGAAACCATATACGGGTGATGTACTATATACAGAGAACCGTGGTCCTATCTCTCGTGCATCAGACCAAATTGAAGATGTAAAACTCATCGTTAAATTCTAAGGAATAAGTTGAATGGCAACTGCTAATACGAATTCATTGACAACTGATTTCAATGTCAGTCCATACTATGACGATTTCGACGAGAGTAAAAACTTTCATCGTGTTTTATATCGTCCAGGTCTTGCTGTTCAAGCTCGTGAACTTACTCAAATGCAGACCATTCTCCAAAATCAAATTGACCGTTTTGGTGAGCATGTCTTTGTAGAGGGAAGTACTGTTCGTGGTTTAGAAATGAACTACGACCGTAATATTAAATATGTTAAGATTCGTGATGCTGATCAAAATGCAACAACTGTAAATGCGGCTGCATTTGTTGGTTCAACAATTACTGGCGGCACATCTGGTGTTACTGCATATGTTATTGACTCTGCAACTGGCACAGAAGCACAAACACCAAATACAAAAACTCTTTACATTCGTTATACTGGCGCTGGTTCTACAGGAACTGCTGCTGCCTTTTTGAGTGGTGAAGTTCTTACATCTAATACTGCATTATCAGCAAACGTTATTACTGAAGGTGTTCAATCAACAAATGTTTTAGGTTCTGCATCTCGTATTTCGTTTGGTGATG